AGATTTCTTGTAAAGGCAGCTGCTATCCCATCATCAAACGTAACCTCTCTTGAGGTAGCATTTAGAGGGAGAACTCTAAAACTTGCTGGAGATCGCAGCTTTGAGTCCTGGACAATTACCGTCATTAACGACACGGATTTTGCGATTAGATCTGCATTTGAGCAGTGGATGAACTACATCAACCGCCTTTCTGATAACACTGGACAAACAGACCCAACTCAATATGAAGCAGATGCTTATGTCCACCAATTAAATCGTGATGGATCTATCCTAAGATCATATCATATGTACGATTTATTCCCAACTAGCATCAGTTCAATTCCTCTTGATTATGGAACTGATTCTATTCAGGAATTCACAGTTGAACTTCAAGTTCACTGGTGGGAAGCAGTTAAGGGCACTTCTTCAGCAGCAGGCGGTTCTGATATCAACTAAATAGTATATAACAAGGTATTAAGTTTATAAAATGGCGAAACTTTTTGGTTTTTCGATTGAAGATAACGAAGACAAATCCAAATCTATAGTTTCCCCCGTCCCTCCAACCGATGAGGACGGGGTTGATTATTATATTCAATCTGGATTTTATGGACAATATGTAGATATTGAGGGTGTTTATAGGACTGAATTTGATTTGATGCGTCGCTATCGCGAAATGGCTTTACACCCAGAATGCGATAGCGCCATTGAAGATGTTGTTAATGAAGCAATTGTAAGTGATCTCTATGATTCTCCAGTAGAAATTGAACTTTCAAACTTAAATGCTAGTGATAAATTAAAGAAAATTATAAGAGAGGAATTTAAGTCTATCAAAGAGATGATGGACTTTGATAGAAAAAGTCACGAAATTTTTAGAAATTGGTACGTAGATGGTCGTTTATATTATCTAAAAGTCATTGATATCAAAAAACCTGAGGAGGGAATCAAAGAACTCAGGTATATTGATCCAATGAAAATGAAACATGTTCGTCAAGAGAAGAAAATGACGGGCATTAAGAATGAACCTATTGTAAGTAGGCTTACTTCTAATGCACAATCTTTAGATTCTGAAGCATCATACTCAGATATTGAAGAGTATTTTATCTATAGCCCAATGCCGAACTATCCAATGGGTTCTTTGAGTGGTGCATCAAAAGGATCGATTAAGATTGCAAAAGATTCTATTACTTATTGCACATCTGGTCTTGTAGATAGAAATAAGGGAACGGTTCTTTCATATCTCCATAAAGCAATTAAGGCACTCAATCAATTGAGAATGATTGAGGATTCATTAGTTATCTATAGGTTATCTAGAGCACCAGAACGTCGTATTTTTTATATTGACGTAGGTAATCTCCCAAAAGTTAAAGCGGAACAATATCTTAAAGAGGTAATGAGTCGCTATCGTAACAAACTCGTCTACGATGCAAACACTGGAGAAATCCGTGACGATCGGAAATTCATGAGTATGCTTGAGGATTTCTGGCTTCCTCGCCGTGAAGGTGGTAGAGGTACAGAAATTACTACTCTTCCTGGTGGACAAAATCTTGGTGAAATTAGTGATATTGATTATTTCCAGAGAAAACTTTATAGATCTTTAAATGTTCCAGAATCAAGAATTACCGGTTCCGGTGATGGATTTAACTTAGGTCGCTCATCTGAGATTCTTCGCGATGAACTTAAGTTTTCGAAGTTCGTTGGACGTTTGAGAAAGCGTTTTGCTCAAATGTTCAATGACATGCTTCGTACACAACTTCTTCTGAAGAACGTAGTAACTCCAGAAGATTGGGAAAGAATGGAGGATCATATTCAATATGACTTCTTATATGATAACCATTTCTCAGAACTTAAAGAGGCAGAATTACTCACCAATCGCCTAACTCTCTTAACTACCGTAGAACCATATATTGGTAAGTATTATTCTACAGAATATGTTCGTAGAAAAATTCTTCGCCAAACTGATTCCGAAATTATTGAAATCGATGAGCAAATTGAGGATGAGATCCAAAAAGGTATTCTCCCAGATCCCAATGCTCCAGTAGATGAAATGGGCAATCCATTACCACCAGCTGGTGAATCTGCTGGGCAGGCTATAGAACAAGGAGCAGGTGGAGAAGTTCCAATTGAACCAACTATTAGCGCCCCAGAAGTAGAAATCAAAGAACCCAAAGGTGGGAAGATATAAATAATCTTATATTAGCACACATTTTTTTATGGAAGAACTTATCGATTTGATTGCGACCGATGGAGCACCTTCAGATGTTTCCGACAAAATCAAAGAATTACTTTATGCTAAAGCCGCAGATAAGGTAGATGCTGCTAGACCTGAAATAGCAGCAGTAATGTTTGGTACTGAAGATCAATCCGGAGATGAAGCGTAATGGCGATAAAAATCGTTCAAAATGTAAATAGAATTTCACCAACGGTTTCCACAGCGACTACAAGTGATCCAATTGCCCTCAAAAGTGGTTACATTAGAGTTGCTGCTGGATCCACTGCAGCATATGTAGAAACTGGTGGCGATCCTGTAGCTACTGTTAATTCATTGCTTATTTCTCCTTTCGCAAATGAAGTTTTGAAAGAGAGACTTGCAAAGCAGCAAATTGCTGGAATCACTACTGGAACAACAACAGTGGTTACTTTTGATAATAATGCAGGAAATCCATTCCTGGTTGGAGATTATGTAACGATTGAAAATGCTCAACCTGCAGGTATTAATACTGTTCATCAATTAGTAACTTCTATAACAGATAGTACAGTTACGATTGCCGCAAATACTTCAACTGTAGTTGGTGTAATTACAGCAACAGGATCTACTTTATCCAGAAGTGTAAAAGTTTCAGCTCTTGCAGTTGGCGGTTCAACAAATCTAAGTATTACAGAAGTCGTTCAACTAGTTTCCGAATAAAAATGAAACTCATCACAGAAGAAATTTCAAAGGTAGAATTTATTACCGAAGGAAAAGGATCTCAAAAGAAAATGTATATTGAAGGTGTTTTCCTTCAAGGTGATATCTGTAACCGTAACGGAAGAATGTATCCTATGGAGACACTCTCTCGCGAAGTTCAGAGATATACAGAATCCTTTATCAACAAAGGTCGCGCTCTTGGAGAACTTGGACACCCAGATGGTCCAACAGTAAATCTTGATCGCGTTTCTCATAAGATTGTTTCTCTTACTAGGGAAGGAAACAATTTCAGAGGAAAAGCACAACTTCTTGAAACCCCGATGGGTAAGATTGCAAAATCACTTATCGATGAAGGTGTTTGCTTAGGTGTTTCTTCTCGTGGTGTAGGATCACTCAAGCTGCTGACATCGTTGCCGATCCTTCTGCCCCTGACGCTTTTGTTCAGGGAATTATGGAAGGTAAAGAGTGGGTCTGGGAAGGAGGAATCCTTCGTGAAAGACTAGCAGAATCTACAAAGCGTAGAATTAACACTCTAATTGATGAAAGAACACTCCAGGAACATAAAGTTCAAATGTTCCAAGATTTTCTTTCAAATCTTTAAATTATAAATAAATATAGATTATAACACAATCAATCTAAAATGTCCGTTGGTAGAAATTTACAAGAAATGGAAAACGTAGTAACCAAAGGGGCTGCACCTGCCGAACCAATGCATCACCTGGATGGAGCAACTCCAGGACAGACTGGTGGTTGGGAAGATCTTGGTGGTCCTACACCAGAAAACTATCGTCCAGATGACGGGTCTGCAGCACTCAAAACTCCAGGCGCAACTCTTGCTCAAGTGAGAAATGTAGTTAATGCTAAAGCAGCAGCTGCCGAGCCAATGAAATCTCTTGCTAAGGAAGAGGTTGAAGATGAAGAGGATCTTGTCGAAGATGAAGAAGATCTAGAAATCGGTGAAGAGGAAGTAACCGAAGCTAAGCACGAAGAAGAGGAAGAGGAAGAAGAAGAGGAGGAAGAAGAAGAGGAAGAGGGTGGTAAGAAAAAGAAAATGGAAGAAGAGTTCGACATCGAAGAGGATGTTAATGCTCTTCTTGCAGGTGAAGAGCTTTCTGAGGAATTCCAAGAGAAAGCACGTACCATCTTCGAAGCAGCAATCAAATCTAAGGTTGCTGAAATCAA